ACACTTGAACTATACTTCCCCTGTGGTAAAGGAATAGAATATAAACGCTTGTAGTTTATTGCGAGGTAGCGGAGTGCGTGAAAAAATTAAAGAAAAAGCCTTAGGCGTATGCCCTCATTCAACTGATGGTCGTCATCGTTATGAGATTAGTTCTTGGGTTGGAAAAGATTCAAAGGTAGCTGTTCAAGTAACTTGCATGAATTGCTTTAAGACAGTTTCTTTATCTGATGTAAGCGAAGCTGATACTAATCTTGAATAAACTTCTTGTAGAGCTTTATGCTCTCAGCTTTCTTGGCTTTGCCTAATTCGGTGTTCCAGTACTTTTTATAATACTTCCAAATACCCTCAAGGTCATCGTGGTTAGGAAGAGCTTCCTTTTGACGCAGGTAATGAAATCTAGCCATAGCTGTGGCAAATCTTAGGTCATAAACCATTTGCTCAGGATAAGGTATTTTCGACACACCAAGATGCAAAGACAGCAAATTAATTTTGTCTTGCCGGTGATACAAGTAGTTCACCCATATATCAGTGAAGGTTGCAGGCTCCATTTGATATATACCCAAAGCTGGACCAGAGATTTGCTTAAGATAAGTTCCGCCAACTGATTCAGCTGCACAAGTAAAGACCAGCAATTCTTCAGCAGCCTTTGAATAGCACTGTAGCTTTGACAGCGTAGGAATAATTATTTGCTCTCGGAATTGCTTGCTATCAAACATAGAAATGAATTATTGCTCAACTTGAGCTATAGTATAGCCATTATAGATTGATATAGATACCTATGCCTACAGAGCCAGTTAAAAAGAAAAGAAAGGCTATAAAGAAAAAGAAAGCCGATTGGGAATCGGTGATAGAGAATAGAGGCAAATATAAAAAAGATATCCACTGCCCAATGGTAATAGAAACCATAATGAGAACAGGTAGGATTTCGTCATTCTGCAAAGCGGCCATGGTAGGGGATAATTGTTTTTATAGTTGGCTAGCTAAGCACAAAGAGTTTAGAGATTGTTATCGCTATGCAAGAGCGCTAGCTGAAGAAAACTGGGCTCTAGAAGGCGATATGAATCACGGCGACCCAGAATGGAATTATGACTACTGGAAGCACCGAGGGCACCTTTGGTTCAACCATGGGAAGCCTGGTAAGATACGCTTGGATATTGACCCGATGTCCTCGCCCATCGACCAGTATCGTCAGTTAATTAATTTAGCATCGCAAGGTCATTTTAACTCGGCAGAAATAAAGCAGCTTATGGAGTCGCTTAATATAGGGGCCCGTGTTTATGAGTTGTTTGAAATGTCTAAAGAGCTAGAAGAAATGAGAGATGACTTAAAACGCATGGAGTTGCATAATGCTAACAACATCGTCACAGATAAAGGCTCTACGGAAGAGGATAAGAATTCCCTACCAAATTAGATTTGTAGATAGGGAGATAAGGCCCGAAGAGTTCGAGAAGAAAGTAATATACGTTCACATCTGTTTATAAGGAAATAGTTATGAGCTGGTTATCAAGGTTTGTAGATAAAAATATCACACACAAAACAGAGCGCCGGAAAGCCGCTGAAGCCATTCAATCACAAATTGATTTTTATCAGTCACAAAAGAGAATGGCGGATGAAGAAGTCGCACGCATTCGGGGTGAGGAAGAGGCAGAGAAGCGCAGGCTTGATGAGAAGAAAGTCAGAGTGCTTAAACGCAAATTCAGAAACCCTGGTTTCTTAGAGGAAGCTGTTCCAGAAATGCGTGAAAAACTAGGATAAAACATGGCTCAAATTGAAGGTAAGCTACTTGAGAAAGTGCGTAAACGCTATCGGTCTGCTCGTTCTATTGCTGACCAGTGGAGCGATATTTTAGAGGCTTCGTTTTTTTATGCCGTTCCTTTTAGAAACAAGTTCTATGAACCAAAGAACTTTGAAGGGGACATGAAGAATGCCAGGGTTTATGACACTACTGCTGTAGAGGCTACTAAATCATTTGTTTCAAAGCTCCAAGCAACCATGACACCACCTCAAGTACAATGGGGCTTTTTGGAACTTGATGAACAATACCTTCAAGAGCTGGAAGTCGAGGATGCTAAGCAAGCGCAAGATGAATTAGATATATATATGCGCCTGCTTTTTAATTACATCCATGAATCAAATTTCGATGTAGTAGTTAACGAGTGTTATTTCGACTTGGCAGTTGGTACTAGCTGCATGGTAATCAACCAAGGTGATGACAAAAATCCACTACTGTTTACCTCTATCCCAATTGACAAGCTTGCTATCGAAGAAGCATTTAATGGCAAGATTGAATCTTGGTATCGGACATGGGAAGACATCAAGATAAATGAAATCAACTTGCGCTGGAAAAAGGCTGTCATCTCTGAGGATATGCGTCAGCGCATGGCCACAGATATCGATGCTAAAGAGTCAACTATCTATGAAGGGGTGATGTTCGACCCCATGGAAAAAAAGCCGTACAAGTATGTTGTGTGGACTTCTATGCACGTATTGCTTTACGAAGAGTACGAGAGCAACCCTGGGATAGTTTGGCGCTTTCAAAAAACAAATAATGAAACCTGGGGGCGCGGGCCAGTTATGGATGCATTACCATCCATTATTAGTTTGAATGCTATTGCGAGAATTGAATTAGCAAGCGCCAACTTAAATACATTTAGGCCGTACATGGCTTGGGGTGACGGCGTATTTAACCCATATACATTTAAGCTGGAGCCATTTTCAGTAATCCCCATTGCGCCAGTAGGGGCTTCAAGTCAATTTCCATTACAACCTTTGCCTGATGCATCAAACCCACAGTTTGGCCAATTCACAATCCAGGATTTGCGTAACCAAATTAATAAGCTTCTCTATGCAGATGCCAGTGATTCATTAAGCGTTCAACCAGAAACAGCTACGCAGTTGATGATTAACCAACAAACCCTTGCGCAAAAAGTTGGGCCATTATTCTCACGCTTGCAGCAAGAGTTCCTAGAACCAGTCATTAGGCGATGCGCATTTATATTGGATAAGATGGGCCTGCTTCCTAAGCCACGAATGAAGGATGCGGAAATACAATTTAAGTATAAATCTCCTTTAGCTCTCTCTAATGGACAGCAGGACATTTCTAGGCTTGCCCAGTTCATTCAAATGATGCAAGGAATCATGGGGCCTGAGGTAACTCAGATGTGGCTACACCCAATGAATACGCCAGCGCTAATGGCTGAGTCTTTACAAGTTGACCCGCGCTATTTGAATGATGCAAGACAGATTCAGCAGGTTGCTCAAGACCAGCAGAACATGCAATCAGCTATGATGGCGCAAGCACAAGAAGAAGGTGGGGCATCTCCACCGCCAGCACAACCACCCATCGAAGTGTAATTTATGCAAGAGAAGAAAAACCCATATCTATTAAACGAAAACTTTTACGCAGGCTATCAAGAAAGCATCGATGATTTAAAAAACAAACCAGAGATGCTAGAGCTCGACAAATTAATTTATTTGGTTTTTCGAAGCGACGATGGCAAGAAGCTTCTAGAGGTATTCAATGAAAGATTTGTGATGCCCAGCCTAGTTCCCCCGGGGTCGGATAACTACTCACAGTTAGTTACCTATTTTGAGGGATTCAAAGAAGCTTTCAGATTTATCAACACTTGCTTGGTATCACACGAGCAACGCATTAAAGCGGAGAGAGATGGATGAGTTTATTAGAGCCTATTAGTGAAGCGCCTGAGTCACAGCCCACAGAGCAAGCCCCACAAGAAGTTTCATCGGGCGAAAGCGAAGCCAAATGGTGGATAGATGAAAATACGCCCGGGGTTGGTGAGCGCCCTGACTTCATGCCTGAAAAATTTAAATCAGTAGCAGATTTAAGCAAAAGCTATTCCGAATTGGAGAAGCGGTTCGGGCAGGCACCGAGTGAATATGATTTTTCAAAAGCAGAACAGTGGGCTGACCCAGAGCATGAGGCATTTAAAGACCTGGCTCAGTTCGCCAAATCTAAACATGTTCCTCAAGATGTTATGGATAAAATGTTTGAATCAGTCAGCGATTATTTTGAGGGCTATAAAACTGATTACGAGGCAGAGAGAGCAAAACTTGGTGATGACGCTAAGGAAAAGTTAACCACATTAAACAATTGGGCTAAATCTAATTTATCTGAAGATGCTTACTTTGCATTAACCAGTGAATTAAAATCAGCCGAAGCAGTAGCAGCAATAGAGGAGCTTAGACAAAAGATGCTAGATAACAATACAACGGTTCCATCAGGTAATGATTCGTCATCCGCAACAGGAATGAGCCGAGAAGAAGTAGATGCCGAATTAAGTCAAAATTTAGACAGGTATAAAAACGACCCAGCGTATAGAAAAGAGATTCAAAACAAGTACGCGCGCGTTGCTCCTAATGCTGGTTTCTCTGAGAAAGTTGGTGGATAAATTGACAATTTGAATATATGAACTATCATTATATTCAACGTCAGGGACAACTTGCATCCTTTCATAATGAGCCTTAGCGGGACAACTCATTTCCTTTAGCAAGCCCCAAAAGATGATGGACATTTCTTTTAACTTTTGGGGTGAATACAATGAGTGTATCTCTATCTGCTGTAGAACAAATAGAATACGATGCTCTAGTAAAAGCTGAGTATCGTTCAAGAGGTTTCTTGCTCCGTGATGCGGTTCGCATGAAACAAAATGTTATTGGCGCAACATGTGACTTCCGTAAGGTTGGTCAAATCATTGCTGTCCAAACAGGTTACCAACAAGCTGTTACTGCTCAAGACCCTGGGTATACCAAGTCTTCAGCTACTCTTAATAAGTACACAGCACCTATCGCTATTGATTCTGTTCAAGAATTAACAGTTAACTTCGATTCTAAAATGGAAAGCGCGATGCTAGTTGCTGACGCAATGGGTCGTCGTTCTGACCAAATCTGTATCGATGCGCTAGATGCTGACCCAGGTGCTACCATTGCCAACGGCGGTACTAACTTTACATATGCTAAATACACACAGGTAGTTGAGCAATTTGAAGACAACGCTGTTCCACCAGCTGAGCGATATGTGGCTATGAGCGCTAGTAACTTTCGTGCTCTATTAGCTGCTCAAGAATTCACTAACTTAGATTACACATCTAACCGAGTTCTTGATAAAGGTTGGGCGGTTCAATACTTAGGTTTCAACTTAATCATTGTTCCTAGTATGAGTGAAGGCGGTTTACCGCTGGCGGGCAGCATTCGTACAGCTCTAGCATGGCACAAGATGGCAATTGGTATGGCTGTTAGTCATGACTTCAGAACAGAGATTAACTACCTACCAGAAAAAACTTCTTGGTTATGTAACGGTGTTTTCTCTGCGGGTGCGGTTGTTATTGATAACCGCGGTGTTGTTGCGATTGACTGTGACGAAACTGCTTAATAGGAGAACTTCAAAATGGCTTTTGAAAGAAGAAATTGGTCACGTAACACTGACGCAATGAACACTGGGAAAATCACTGTTGATTCAACTGATATCAATGGTCCAGCGTTATTTACATATCGCTCTGATGCAGATAATTCAGCAACCATTGCTGGTGCTAACTATTTTGCTAATGCAGTATATGATTTAGCTGTAGATGATTTAATCTTTGCATCTGGCTCAGATACATTCCAAGCATTAACTGTAGCTACTATCGATAGAGAAGCTGGAACCATTACCACTTCTTCAACCGGTATTGCATCATCAGTTGGTACTTCTAATTTAGTCAATGATGCTGTTACCTTAGCTAAGCTTGAAGAGCAAACCATTCAAGCAGCTTCGGTAACTTGCTCTAGTGCTGAGCTACTAGCATTAGCTACCACTCCGAAGACTTTAGTTGCTGCTCCTGGTGCCGGTAAGGTGCTTCATTTTGTTGGTGCAATGTTATCTTTAGATTTCAACAGTGCTGCATATGTAGAATCAGGCGATAACCTTGGTATTAAATATACTGACGCTTCTGGTGTTCAGGTTTCAGATACCATTGAGGCAACTGGTTTTGCTACAGCTACTGCTGACACTATAACAAATGCTGTTCCTGTTAAGGATGCGATTGTTGCTGCAACTGGTGCGGTTAACCAAGCTCTAGTTTTAGATAACTTAGGCTTAAACTGGACCACTGGTGATTCACCAATCGTTGTAACAACTTACTATCGTGTTCTAGACGACGGTCTAGCATAATAGATTGGGGCGGCTTCGGTCGCCCATTCTTTCTAGGAGAAGGAATGGCTACTTCCAAAACATCTATTGTTAATCTAGCAGCGATACTTCTCGGACATGCGCCAGTTACATCATTAGAGAATGCAGATGATTTAATCACTTCTCTGTCCACGATGTATGACAACGCATTGCCAGCAGCTTTATGTAAAACCAGATGGCGGTTTGCGTCTCAGATAACCCAGTTATCTCAATCGGTAGAGGCTCCTCCAACATTCTGGGAATACGTATACCTATTGCCAGCTGATTGGCTCAAGACAATAAGAGTCTATCCCCATAATTATGACTTTCAGATTTACCAAAGCAGAAAGCTTTACACTAACACCGAGACAGATTGGTATATGGAATATGTCTTTCAGCCAGATGAATCATTATTACCCGAATACTTTGTAAGCTATTTCAAATATGAATTAGCAGCGCCAGTGGCATTAACTAATGCTCAAAAGCCAGAGTACGCCAATGCGCTGGAAGCAAAACGTGTGGCTGAATTGGCAATAGCTTCGGCCATTGATGCTCAGAACAGCCCTAACGTTGGCCAACAAGACTTCCCCGTATTAAGCGCCCGTAATATAGACGGCTTTATGCGTAATTTTGACTAGGTAGAGATATGCCCACAGTATTATGGTCACAAGACGTATTTACCAAAGGTGAGCTCTCACCACTCATGTATGCTCGTGCCAGTGTTAATGCTTACTTTAATGGCGTTAAGCTTGGTAAGAACTGCATAACCTATCCTCAAGGCGGTATCGGAAAGCGATTCGGTACATTATACGTAAACGAGATTACCGGCATTACCACTTATGATGAGATTAAGTTTGAGGCTTTTCCATACCTAAATGAGTGTATATATCTTTTGGTATGGACCCCCGCAACCAATGGTACAGTTCATATTTTTTTAGAAGGGTATGAAGTTGGCACTGTAACAGGAACAGGGCTTGATGAGAGAGCTATTCAATCGATTGACAGCACTATACTAGATAATATATTTAGAGTTGCATTTGATGGTAATTCGAATACTCCAAAAGATTTAGTTAGGACATCTAATGCTGCAAATGCAATAACTGGGTTCACGGGCGCGCCAACAAACACACTTACGTTGACTAACGCCATTACGGCAGACCAAGTTCTTCCATGCAGATTTACAACGGGTACTTCGCTACCCACGACGGACCCACAAGTAAAAACTGACATCACATATTTTACTTATTCAACATCAACCACTGAGGTAGAAATTTATAGTTCTGCCACAGATGCCGCCGCAAGAACTAATGCCTATACGATTACAGGGGCCGGTACGGCGGCTAATGTTGTGCATTTAAATACCTGGACTGTATGGGATATCGATAATGCAAGTTATTCAAATGTGATATCCAAATACCCGGTGTACGATTTTGATGGTGGTTATGATAGTTATTACTTTACATTATCAGCCACAACGGGTTCAGCTGTGACAATAAGTTGTTTTTCTGATGCTGCCGCTACTACCCCGCAAGCATTCTTTACTGCGGAGCATGTTGGTGGTGCAGTTGTTGGGAATAGCGGAACAGCTAGAATAACTGCCCAAGCATCTACAACAGCAACAATAGATGTGTTAACCGCATTTAGCGTAACCACATCCATCAGCGGGAATGTTTATTTTATTGGTGTTCCAGCATGGTCAGATACACGAGGCTGGCCCAGAAAGTGCTCTTCTTATCAGAATAGAGCTGTATTCGCTAATACCGAATCGTTGCCTAATGGCATGTGGTTGTCAGCATTAAATGGATATGATGATTTCGATACATTAGAGCAGGACCCAGACAACGCCATAGCTTATTTCCCAACATCAGACAACGTTAATTACATACGCTTCATCGTGCCATATAGAAGCCTGACGGTGCATACGGTGACAGGAATATACTCGACACCACCAGGAAGTGATTTAGCTATCACGCCGCAGAATTTTAGTTTGAGTTTACAAGACTCGACACCTGCCACAGACATCCAACCAAGAGCGATAGACAACCAAATAATCATCGTTTCGGGGGATGATGTTCACACATTGTTATGGGATGGTTATAACAACGCCTATAACTCAACCATGATTAGTGTTATCTCTGAGCATTTGATTGATAACCCTCATGACGAAGCGCCCTACCGAGATTTAAATCGCGCAGGTAGCAGATACATGTTTCTGGTAAATGGCGACGGCACGTTACCAATTTACCAGACATTGGTAGCTGAAGAAGTTACTGGATGGACGAGCGCTACAGTCGAGCAATCATACGGAACTGCAAAATTTAGATGGACTACCAGCAGTCCTGATGGCCGAGCATGGTTTGTGGTAGAGAGAGAAATAGCAGAAGCGGATACGCCCGTGGCTATAAGTGGATTTGATGCAGGAGCGGATACGCTTACTGCAACAGGCGTGGGGTTTTCAACTACCACCCCAACGGCCTGCAAGTTCACCACGGCAGGGACTCTCCCTACTACAAGCCCGCAAATAGCGACTGGTACCTATTATTGGGCGGTTGGTGTTGATGCAAATGATTTCAAAGTTTATCCAACGCTAGATGATGCTACGGCAGGGACAAATATCATCGAGATATCCTCTGCTGGCACAAGCTCCAATGTAGAGCCCTGGATCGTGACTGGGAAACAGTC